CCAAGGTATACATTATCATTCATAATTAATCAATTATTCAATAACTTATTAATCCTCATACTTTTATCAGATCTCCAATCATAGGATGCCATAATATCACTACCACCACCTTGTCTTACTGCCTGTAATTTTTTAAGTAAAACTTGTTTCTTTATCTGATCTGCTTTCTTCTGTTTTGAATCAATTTGTTTTTGTTGCTGATCTCCTGTACCAGGACCACCCTCATCCGTTTCCATTGCTTCAATTACTGGATTCTTTTTAGGATTAACTTTCTTCTTTCCTTTATTAGTAATATCACTTCCACATCCTGTTTCCATCTGCTCCTTTACTGGAGTTTCTTTATATCGTTTTACTTTTACTTTATCAAATTCTTTATCTGCATTGTTATCAACATCTGATGTTGCTTTAACAAGTTCTTTACCTATTCTATTACCTGCTTTCTTTCCAAGATAAGCAGCAGTTTTTCCTGCAAATTTTGCACCTTTAACAGCTACTTTTCCAGCAACAGCAGCACCACCTAAAGCGACTTTGGCAGCACCACCAGCAATAGCACCTACTCCTTCAACAACTTCGGTACCTTTCCAAACTCCATCACTATTGACAACAGGTTTCATCTGAGCAGGTCCAACAATATCCATAATTCTAGCAAAAGTTACACCATCAGAATTTTCAATAGTAACTGATTCTTGTTGACTTAATTCCTGTTTAATTTCCTTTTTCATTTGTTCCTTTTCCCTTGCTCTTTGTATTGAAGTTGTATTAGGTCTCCATTTTTTCTGCTGATCTATTTGCCTCAAACGAAGTTCTTTCTTCCTTGATGCTAAATCAGATTCAAATATATTATCTCCAACTTCTATATTATTTTCTTTAAACCATCCTCTATTTACTTCTAAAGCATAAAGAACTTGACCATCTGATGATATAGGAATGACTGATAATGGAAGTAATTCTTTAATACTTTCAATGGTTCCATTCTCCTCAATAAAAGCAATATCAAGAGGAATTTTAGTATCCTTCATATGAAAAGATTTTTGTCCTGTTTCTTCAAAGACAAAAAGCATTCCACTATTTTGATCTAAACTCTCTCTAAACATCAAACCCAGATTAAAATCTGTTGGGTTAGAGGGAATTTCTATATTAAGAGGTAATGAAATTTTCATTTATACAGAGTCCTTATCCTTATTATTTAGGATACCGTCTTTTAGCATCTTAGATAACTCTGATGTTGACCCTACAAATAAAGCATTATTAGTAACTTGACTTGGACCTTTTGACTTTTCCTCATCAACTTCTTTAACCTTTTTCTGCAACTCCATCAACTTATCAGTTGTGTCAGCAACAGATTTAATAATCTGTCCTGCAACTTCATATGCTCTTGGACTTGCACTTTCACCTGCTAATTCCATAATACCATTAAGAGATTCTTGTCCCTTTTCAATCAAAGAATATAAGTTAGCACGAGTATACTCATAATCTTTTTCAACATCACCACTTATATCTTTAAGTTGGTCTTTTCTTTTTACACAACCATTTTCTGGTGTATTGCTTACTTCAACAGCACTAGTAGTGTTTAATGCTTCATCTATCGGATCATAACTAGACATGGTGTTCACTATGGATTAAGTACGTCTTGTTGTTTAGTCGGACTATATACCAATCCATCATCAAATTCAGTCATAAATTCATTAAATCCAAAATCATCATCAGGATCTATTAGTTTATCGTCAGCCTCTGTTAATAGGTTAATAGTTGAACCTGAAACATGTTCTGCAGCAACTGTACTATCAAATCCTCTCCAAACAATAATTGTAGTAGAATCTTCAACAGATCTAATCTTCATAATTTCACTATTTACTATAAATCTATTATCAACTGCTAATCCACTAGCATCATCAACAGTAATTCTAGTCTCAGATGTAGTTAGATCTTCTTTTAGAGTTGCGACATTATCATCATTATAATCTTTAACTGCCTTAGGTGTAGCAACATAACGCATCTGTCTTCTACCTGATGGTGGCATATCTGTAGAGTAATCGACTTGAACTTTCTTAATAAGTCCATCACTACTATCAGAAACAGGACCAAATAGATATGTTTTTGCAGTAAATTGTAAAGTATAAATTAATGCTGTTCTTGTAGAAAAATCTCCTTCATATTCATCTCTAAATGAAATATTATCTAATACAATGGGAATATCTCTTTTTTCTCCAATAGACTTAACTAAATTGATTGTTATATTAAATGATGGTTGGAAATATGGTAATATCTGTTCTACAATTTGAAGTGCGTCATCATTTAACTTAGAAAATATACTTAATTCAAATCCAATATTATAGGGAACTGGCATAAAGACTTTCTTTATTTGTGAACCATCAGCTGCCTTGAATGTTTGAGTTATTCCTGATTTTCTAGTTGGGTCATATGAAATATTAGTCATTTCAAATGACATTCTTGGTAAAGTTATTGCAACTGCTTTTGTTAAATTGGCTTGTTCTCTGATCTTCGCAAAGAACTTCTGCTGTGGACCATAAGCAAGACCTACTTTTGTTTCATCAAGAGTACTATCATCTTTCTTTTCATGTTTAATATAAATTTGATTAAAGAGAGTACCAAAACCAATAATGGTTTTTCTCATTATTTCGTGATAATAATAGGTTCCTAACATAAATTAATAATCTCCAAATGGGTTTCCTTCTGTAAAGTCAAGTAAGTTATCTGCTTCTGATTCAATATCAGCATTAGAATCATATTGATCATCAACGCTATCTGAACTATAAGATAGGCATACATATCTAGCAGAACTGATACCTCCAACAATTTCTTCACCTGGTCTAAAGGCTCCACTATTAAGTGAAACTTTTAGTTCAACTGGTGGATTAACATCATCAATCGTAGTAAGTATCTTAAAGTCTCTAACGAAAGCTTCTGTACCAGAAAGTTGACCAGTTACTACTTCGTTATATATGTAAGTTCCAATTCCAGTACTACTTATACCAGAGAATGTAACTGTAGGATTAGCAGTATATCCAGCACCAACATTGGTAAATTGTATTTCCTGTATAATGCCTAGACTGTCTATAATTGGTACACCAGTTGCTGTTGTATTACCTACACCAGCAGGAGGATCACTAAAGGTTAACGTAGGAGTTCCTGTATAACCTCTACCTCTTTGAGATATAACAATAGTAGAAATACCAGCATCAACAACACCTAGTGTAACAGCAGCACCTACACCATTACCACCACTCAATACAACTAATGGTGGATTATCTGGATCATATCCACTACCTGGATTAACCAATCTAATTTCTTTTACAGATTTAACTTTACCAACGGATGTTGTTATTGCTACAGCCGTAGCTTGTACTCCTGAAGTAGGATAATTTGGAGGTGCAGATATTTCAACAACAGGTGCAGCAGTATATCCTGAACCATCGTTTATTAGATCTATAAATCCAATCATTCCAGTTGTTCCTGTTGATCCAACACCAACAGCAGTGGTAGCAGCTCCAACTAATTGTACTGTAGTAGTATATCCTTCATCCTCTAGAGCACTATCAATTTCATTAACTTTAGTATCAATCTGTTCACTTTCATATTCATAAAGTTCACAACTTAATTCATAAACATAATTTCTACCTAATTGATAAAAAGGTTTTTCACTTTCAACTCTTTTAATTTCAAACAATCTTTCTCCAAGAGGGAAAAAGATTAAATCTCCTTCTTTTGGTCGTGCAACTAAATCTTCAAAAGTCCAATCTGTATTATATCCTTCTTCAATTCCTGATCTCATACCCTCCAACCAAGGAGCAATAAAATCTTCATATCTTTCTCTTGAAATTGTAAGACTGACTTCATTGGTTAACCTTAAACCAAACTTAGTCATTAAATCTGCACCAGGATTATATCCCTCATAATTATTTACATATGCCTCAATTAAAAAAGAGTCATCAAATTTAGATGACTGAACTTCTCTAATAATATTATCAGTTTTAAATACCTTTCTGGGAAGATAATATACTTCTACTCCATAGATACCTAACTGTTCATTTATTAAATCTTGAACTAAAAACTGTTCGTTTTGAGAACCTTGTAAAAAATATGAATTTAATGGCATTTTTTACTAACCTATCAAATCAAGAGGTGGAACTTCATAGTCAGATGACATTTTAGAAACTATTGCTTCTATATCTCTTTCAGCATCATCATAAATCTGTCTGCCATTTAATTCAATTCCACCAGGAAGTTTTACCCCTTGGAATTTGATTAAATTTTGACCCCACTGTCTTTTAATAAGAGCAGTCAAATACTTCTTCATAAAAGGATCATTAAAAACACCTGTAAACTCAGTTGGATCTAATGCTCTATAACAATCAAGAATAATATAATTATCTTTAACTGCAGCACCCCAATCAATATCCAAATATAATCTATCTTGTCTTTGATTAAATCTTACCTGCTTATCTGTAGTTAATAACATATCAATATCTTGAAGATATGATTTTGTCATGGCATAACTTAAAAGACCATTATATCCAAGATTAAATGCAACGTCATTTAAGAATAATTGATACTTAATACTAAACATTCCACCAGAAATAGTACTTGCATCAAATTTAAATATTTTTTCTATACCAACAACAGAATCTGGAACTTGTAGAAAATTAGAAGTTTCATACCAATCGGATGAAACTGTACCCAATCCACTTACAGATGTAGAAGTAGCACTTGTAGTTACAATACCTACTGTATTGGTACTACCATCCTGATTAGTTGCATCTCCTCTATCAATATCCGCCTGAGTAATTTGATGTTTAAGATATGTTCTTTCAACACCATTATAACAACGCTCTTGAAAAAGTTGAAGAGTGTCATCATAAGCATCATCTATCTGTTCATCAGATACATTAATCTCCAATACGGGAGCACCTAATTTTCTGAGACAAAAATCTTTTAATTCCTGTTTAGTGGTTGGTTTTGCCATTAATACGATCCTCCATCAATTAATCCTGCCGTTAAAGTGCCAACAACAGTAGCTACACCAGATACATTTACATTATCTAACTCAGTATGTCCAGTAACATTTAAACCAGAAGTAAAGGTAGAAACACCTGTTACATTAAAAAGACTACTAACACGTAGTTCCGTAGCTTGTAAGAAATTAGCAAAATATGTACCAGTTAAAGTAGTTCCGTCAAAAGTTAAATTAGAACTATCTACAAGTGTACCGCCAGCAGCACTAAAAACAATACGTCCAGCAGTTAAATCTTCAACCTTAAACGTACTTGCCTGACCACCAGCATTAATATCAACAAGACCAGAGAATGTTGATACACCTGCAGTTACAACTATTCCACCAGTGGTTACTCTAACTCCTTTACCAGCAGTTACAATACCAACAGAATCTACATTAGTTACATCTTCGTAAGTAAGAGTTCCTGCTATAGAAACATTCCCATCAAACTGAGCATCTCCAGTAAAGGTTGAAAGTCCAGATATTTTAAGACTATTACCAGTAATATTATCTAATACTAAATCATCTGATAGATATAAATCTCCACCAACATAAACATCTCCACTGAAAGTAGATACTCCAACAAATGTAGAAACACCTGCTACATTTAAAGTATCAGTAATATTAACACCAGAAGAAGAAGTTTCTAGTCGTTTTACATCATTAAAGAATATAGATACAGATCCACCATCAACTGCTAAAAGATAATCTTCACTACTATCTTGAGATTGTAATCTTAAATCGTTACCAGCAATTCTAAATTGTCCAGTTTCATTCTTTATAGTACTATTACCACTTTGGTGGTATATTTTTAAATCTCCACCTGAGGCACTACCAAATACTGCCTGTGCACTATCATTAAACTTAAACTTACTTGTTGCTTGATCCCATAGAATATCATATGCTGCACCTTTAAATTGTATATCTTCTCTAAAGCTAGTAACACCAGCAACAACATCAATACCACCACCAAAAGTAGCAAGTCCTACATGTCCAGATTCACCAACAAAGGTTGAAACTCCAGTAACAGATAATGTTCCAGTGGTAGTTCCACCTGAAACTAGTACACCTTCTTTTGTTGTTTCAATTTTTTTCTCTGCTGATGCACCACCCATTCCATAATATATTTCTACAGACTTATTAACAGTAGCTTTAAGATATGCCTCACTATCATCTGCTCTTTTAAGTATGAGTGAATCACTACGAAGTTTAAAATCACCCGTAGAATTTTTTATAGCACTATTACCTGAATGCCATATCTCAAGATCATCACTATTTCCAAATTTTAATCTAGCATCATCACTAAACTCTAAATCATTTTCAGAAGCATCCCAGGTCATATTCTGACCAGCAGCAGCACCCTGGAAAACTACATCAGCATTATAGAATGTAGATACACCAGTTACATATAAATTTGCTGTAGAAGTAACTCCACTAACATCTAGACCACCTTCACTTATAGTTATTTCATCAGCTATATTTAATGATGATATTGTTGCTACACCAGTTGGAGCATGAAGACCATTATTAAAAGTAGCAACTCCATCAAATCTAGATGGTCCAAGAAAAGTTGAAAGTCCCGTTATCTGTAAATCAG